ATCCCTACGCTGCAATATGCCACCGAGACGCTCTCGCTCATCAAGACGCAGAAGGCGCAGGCGTTGGACAGTGCAGCCAAGGGCGGTCGTGTGAAGTTGCTCATTGGTGAGGAGAAGCCTGCCACAGCCGCAGGAACGATTGCGCATGGTATGTTCGCCAAAGACGAGGGCAAGAAGCTCGCTCGTGAGTTGCAAGACGAGATGTACGCAGGTCAGGATATCCTTGCCTTGCGTGGTCTCACGAATGTTCACAATATCAGCATGACGAGTGATCAGATGCAACTCGTGCAACAATTAGGACTTTCCTATGACGACATAGCACGATTCTATGGTGTGCCTCGTCCGTTGCTGATGCTTGATACCAATAGCCACTACAACGACTATTCCAACGCCACGATGGAGTTCATGAGCCGAACCATCGCACCCGACAAGGTGGACATCGAGCGAGAGATATTCCGCAAGTTGGTAGGTCCTCGCTTGTATGGTCATTTTGACATCCATCTCTGCGAGCGTCCATTGTTGGCGATGGACTTGGAGCGTCAGGCGAAGGTGGACCAACTCAATCTGCAAACGGGTGTGAAGACCGTGAACGAGCTCCGAGCAGAACACGACATGCCATCCGTGGAGAATGGCGACATCATCTATGTCAGCACCAACCTTGCGGAACTGGGCAGCGAGAAGCTAAAATCCGCTAACGCAGGAGGCAGACCCACCGAGGAGAAAACACCCGACCCAGAGGAGGGCAAATAGCTCTTATGAGTATCAAACCACCACCTCTTATGAGTATTAAGGTGCCAACTCTTATGAGTATAAAGCCAAAATCGGCAAAAGTAAACCCCTACACGATTTGCATTGTATAATAGACAACAATACTGAAGATATGAACACAAAAGACATCAAACTGCAAAAGCGTGAGATATTCACGCCAGGCATTCAACTCCGCGAGGCGCAAGAGGGCAACCAAGGCATCATTGATGGTTTGGCTGTGGTGGTGGATCGTGAGACAGTGCTCTACGAAGACGAGATAGAGCGTGTGATTGAGTCTATCGCACCATCCTGCTTGGAGGAGGAGTTTGTCCGCGAGCAAGACATCAAACTCAACATGCTGCATAAGCGTGATCTGTCATTTGCCCGCGTTCCTAAATCACTCCGCGTGAGGGTAGAGGCAGACGGTTTGCACTACGAGGCTGACATCCCTGATTGCGACCTTGGCAAGCAAGCCCGTGCACTCATTGAGAACGGCACCTATACAGGCAACTCCTTCGAGTTCTGGCCAAAGGATTACACCGTGACCGAGCGCAAAGGTGCAGACGGAAAGAATGAAGTGTGCATCCGTCACACCCAGTTCGAACTCATCGACGCACTTACTATTGCGATGGACCCAGCCTACAAGGGCACAACCGTGTCTGCTCGTGAGGCATGGTGCCGCGAACTGCTCGACACACTCCACAAGAAACCCGTATTGGAGAGAGAAAGCAACGAAGACGAACAGAAACAGCGCGAGGTGGAGGCGCAACTCCGCCTCGCTCGACGCCGTCATATGACAAATAACTTTAATTATTAACCCCTAAAAGCTTTTAGGCATGAAGAAAACTAAAGAACAACTAAAGGATCGCCACGAGGCTATCCTCCGCGAGTTGGATTCAATCGAGCAACTCGTAGCACGCGAAAACCGCGTAATGACCGCTGAAGAAGGTCAAAAGTATGATGCACTCATCCGCGAGGACAACCGCCTCGACGCTGAGATGCGTGGTTTGCTAACCGCTGACCAAATGATGACAGCTCGTGAGATCAAAACCATGGGCGAGCAACTTCGTGAGGTGGCAAAAGAGGCAGTCAAAGGCAACCAAGCCCGCGAGATCAGTCTCTCAGTGTTGAACAGCGGCGAGAAAAACAACATCGTATCTGCTGGTGCACAACGCACTACCATCTTCGAGATGCTCCCATTGTTGGAGAAAGGTCTCATCTGGAACACAGTAGGTATGAAGGTGCAAACTGGCGTGACTGGCAACCTCTTGTGGCCATACGCTACTACCAATGTGGAAGTTGAGGAGCGTTCAGAGGCAGCAGCGTTGAACGACAAGAACATCGACTTCGCTAACAAAACCGCAGTACCTTACGCAAGCGGCATCACTATCAAAGTAACCAACGAGGCAATCGACGAGGCTACATTCGACCTCGCAGGCTTCGTGCAAACTCAACTTGGTTTGGCTGTTCAACGCTACTTGAACAAAAAGACCTTCTCTCTCGCTAACTGGAGCGGTTTGGCTGGTCCATTCAAGGGTGCTACTGCTACTCAAATCGAGGCGTCTTACAAAGCCATCAAGGCAGCTAAGGCAGACATCGCAGCAACTGGTGTAGATATGAGCGGCTTCGCTTATGTTTGCGACGCTAAGACCAAAGCCCTCTTGGAGGTAACTCCTAAGGCATACGGCCAAGGCGGCTTCATCTGCGAGAACGGCAAGATCGACGGTGACCCTGTGTATGTAACCGAGTACATCAACACCCTTGCTGATGGTACTCAAGAGACTGGCAAGTATCGCCTTGAGTTGGGCTGCTGGAACTACCTCGCAGCTAACCAACACGGGGACGTTCGCTTGACCATCGACCCAGTGACACTCGCTTCCAGCAACGAGACCAAATTCGTGCTTCACACTCGCTGGTCACTTACCAATTTGGCAGTGGCTGACGCATTCAAGGTGTTCGAACTCATCGACGAGGAAGCCTAACTCAACCCCAAGCAGGAGATAATGGCAGGAGGTGAAAGCCCTGCCACTCCTCGCAAGGGATTAACAAACTGAAATGTCCACACGATAGAATATGGAACTCGACGAAATCATCTACAACGCCATCAAAGCCAGCGAGGCGGTCAGCAACGAGACCGCAGGGCGTATCTATTCGACCTGCATCGAAGTGCCACCCACCGAAGACGACAACACCCCGCTACCGTACATCGTCATCACCGACGGAGGCTATACCAACGAACTCGGCACGAAAGACTATGTATGGGAAGGGCCAACGGATCACTGCAAAGCGTCCGTCATCGTTTCGGCTAACAGCCCCGCAGAGGTGAAGCGGTTGCGCCGATTGATTCGCCAAGCCATAGAGCTGCATGTCGTAAGCATGGCCGAGCCACCGATGCTCACCGCCAGCAACAACGACGGAGTGGCATGGGATTGGACCAAGCCTTGCTACTACGACACGCTGCACTATCAGTGTGACATGGAGGTGCTAACTGAAGACAACAACGAATAAAACACAATAACAATGGCAACACTTAAAGGACAAAACTTCCGCATTCTCCAACAGGTCGGCTCCGAGTTCAAGTGCATCGGTATGGCTACCAACTGCACCGTGACACTCAACGGCAACACCGAAGACGCCAGCACCAAGGACGATGTGAGCAACGCAGCCAAGCCAACCGTCATCAGCAAGTCATGGCAAGTCAGCGTGGAGTCCATGGAGGTAGCCGACGCAGCAGCCATCTTGACTGCTATCAAGTCGCTCCAACCTTTCACCCTCGTATGGGATGAGACCAACACCGCCGACAACCAAGCACCTGTTGCTGCTGCTTTCGCTCGTAAGGGTCAAGCATATCTCTCTGATGTGAGCTTCAGCTTCAACGATCGCGAGAACAGTACCAAGAGCTTGCAGTTTACTGGAAGCGGTGCGCTTGAGGCATTGGAGGCAGCTCCTACCTACACCGCCATCGCTCCAAGCACCTACACCAAGGGTCAGTATGTGCGTCTCTTCCTGGGCAGCGACAACACCGCTACTCCAGCCAAGGTCATCGCAAGTGCCAAATCGCTCTCGCTGCATGTCAGCATGAGCATGGAAGATGCGACCACCAAAGACACCACAGGCGATTGGCAAGTTCAGGAACCTGTCGGCTTGAGCTACGACATCAGCACCAGTGCATTGATGCGCAGTGGCGACAATGTGACCTCTACCGTACAAGGCAACACCCTCGCCGATGTGATGAGCATCTACGAGGCAAGCGAGCCTGTGAAGTGGCAGATCGCAGCCGTGAGCGGTACCAACAACCGCGACAAAGGCGCAGTCATCGCCAGCGGTTCGGTGGTCATCACCTCGCTCACACTCAATGGTCCAAATCGTCAGAATGCGACCTACGACGCTCAACTCAACGGCTACGGAATTTATACCGTCGGCGCATAACCACACAAGGGCTGTCCGTCGTCTCGCTATTTCCATGTTGCGAGCGATGGGCAGTCTGTTTTTTTT